TGAATACCCCCTTCTTTATTAATGCCTTACAAGATGGTATTAATAAAGATAGAAACAATACAAATACAACACCATATGTTTTACCAGCATATTTGTTTTTAAATTCATTACCACTTGCTACATTAAGAGAGAAATATAAAAACATTACAACAGAAGATTCTACACCTTTAGATTATATATTTACTACTTTAACAAAATTTGGTGGTGTACATAAATTACCATATTCTTGGATTATAAAATATGGTTCTATTTGGCACCGTTACAAAACATATGTTGAAACAAATATAGATATTTTGGATTCTGTTTGGAAAAATGTGGATGTTGCAAATCTTTATGACCCCGATGGCTCATCATTACAGAAACAATATACATTTACATCAATCAATGAAAATTATAATATTGTTGCTCAAGATACAATATCACAACCACCATTAACTTTAACACAAGTACAAATGAATCTTGGATTTTATCCAAAGATGATTAATGACACATATTTTTTAGTTACTGGTCAAGAACTATTAACGGGATATACAGATACAGATATACAAACCGCAATTAATCAAGGATTGGTTATAGGTGCAATACCAAACGCTCAAATAGCAACACAAGTTGGATATAATGCAACACCAAATCAAGTGTTGAAGTTTAACAATTTTTTTACAACATTTGAAACACAAAACTCACCAAAATTCAATTCAAGCCAACAATATAAAACTTTGTTAATGCCAAGTTTTGGTACTATATATAACCAAGTTATTGGTGAATGTTTTACGGAAACAATAACAGGATTAACACAAACACAAGAAGTTCAAAATAACAAGGCGGTGTTTAATGGTTCTGTTAGACCATTTTGGGCGGCACCAAATTTTGGATACTTTGAATTATCAAGTATTACAAAACCAGGTCCAAATGAATACATGAAAGAAATTTATCCAAATTTGGAAATACAGGATGTGGTTAAATTTGGTCAGACGTATTCTAAGATTGATGATGTCTTTGGAACGTTTAAAACAGAAATTTTAGATTCGTTTGAAAATGAATTTTTAAATTTCTGTAAATCATTTACGGATTTAACATCTGAAGATTTATCAAACTCAAGTTATGCCAATAGAAACTTCCAAGGATTGATGTCACAAATGTTGTTAGTTCCAACAGTTACATTAACAGATACTCCGGACAATTATGTTGTTGATTGTGGAAATGCTCAATTAACTCAAGCCAATACGGTAATACAATCTTTTGTGAATTATGATGTTGTTTTTAAATACGGAAACCCAAGTAACTTTAATAGACGTGTATTTGGTACGTTTACAACATTGAACACGACAAACTATAATAAAGTTGAGGACCCTTATCTATATAACGCATATGTTCAAAACAGTGTTCCTGTTACAAACGGAGCTGTAACACAAATAACTTTACCACAGTCAAAAGCTGCATATCCAAACGCTTGGATTGCTATGGAAACATATGTTGGATTTGCAACAACAACAGGATTAACGTATTCAAATTCAGGAAGTTATTACACTGACTTTTTCCCAACATTAAATGTTGAGTTTACTGAAGGAAATATTAAAAACTTTGCCCCACTCATCAAAATTTTTGGTACTCAAAAATCATTGAATAATGGTGTATATACAAAGACAGATTTTATAACAGCAATAAATGATTTTTACACAAATAATGATGAGTATCTAAATTATGTTTTGGGTGAGTTAATGTTTGTATTGAGAAAAGAATTACCTGATTATGTAGAAACAACTGAAAAACCAATATTATCCGCTATTGACGGTATGCAACCTAAAATAGAATTTTACGAAGCATTTAAATCATTTAACGATAAGTGGATTGCTGGAAGTGAATTTAAAGATAAAACATTATATCAAGATGTTATGTTCTTAGATAGGGCGAATAGAGATATTGGTGATAAAGTGTTGGTGGATGTTTTCAAATTAAAAGATTTCTTTTCAGGAACAACATCACTTGATGCAAGGATTATTGATTTTGTAAGTAGGATTATTGCAGATAACCAATTTCAAATGATGCCATTACCGGCATATATGAATTTTTGGGGAGCGGGAGAAGTTACTCAAGGTGTTAAACCTAGAGAAGAAAGGGCTAATGACTTAGCCAACTCGTTATTTGGTACTTTTTTAGACGTTGATTACCGAGAGTCACAACCAAAATTTGTATGTTATTATGCGGGAAAACCAAGCGAGCATTTAGATATGAGAGAAAATGCTGATTACAGATGGAGAACAGATGCCTTTGATTTATCAAGGAACTCAGACAATCCATTAATTTCAGAGTTAAAAAGTACAAAAACAGATTGGGCACAATCAAATAAAGTTGTTGGATTTAATGTCGATTTTGGAATTAGAAACCAAGGTGTCTTTTATAGTATTCAACTTGACCAAAATAATGCTGCCGCAACAACAGAGGCTAACCGAGTTATGACTGATATGGCTAACTCAGCTGGTGGTAGAAGAACAAGTACTCAAAACGTTAGTTTATATAATTTATATAAAAATAGAAGTTATGAATGTAGGGTAGAATCAATGGGAAATATGATGATTCAACCTACAATGTATTTTAACTTGAGGAATGTACCAATGTTTAGAGGACCATATATGATTCAATCCGTTGAACATACGATTAGTGCTGGCGACTTTAAAACATTTTTTAGTGGTGTTAGGATGCCAATATATTCATTACCATTAATAACAAAACAATTGGTTTCAATTAATGCTAATTTATTGGGACAATTAGTTCAAATATTAAAAAGACAAAAAGAAACTGAAGTTGCCTCAACACAACCAACAATAAATGTTATTACTATTGGTAATAGTGTTCAGACTAATGTTCAATATTCGTCAGATTTTTCATCAAAATGTCAGGCGGATATGTTATCAACAAATCCAAGATATCGAAACTATGTTGGTGTTGATGAAAATACACAACAATCAATATCATTTGCTGATTTAGCAAAAATAATTAGAGATAATGTTACTTTAGGACCAGCAAGAGCTATGGTTTTATATACCGCATATGTTAATGGTCATGATGACAATTCTGTTTATACATTCAATCATGATTTAGGTAATACAATACTAGCTGGTGGTAGTTTTCCACAACAAATTAGTTATGGAGGAAGAGAAAAATATTTCCAAAAACAATTTGGTTGTAAAACTAACCAAAATGGATATGCCCAACCAAGCGCGGTATTTACAACGGGTACATCCGGTGAGTCATTTACAAATTCAGTTAAATTTATTAATGACTATTATCTTAATGAACAAGTTTTATCTAAAAGTTTGTTATTTGCTCCAATAATAGCATCTGGAAATACTGGTTCATTAGTGTGGAATACAAAAGGTGATTACGTTAGCCACATGTCCTCAATATGGATTAAATATTGGCCTCAAAACAGATTTCAAACTGATGAACAATATGCTAAATGGTTTGACTCAAATAAAAACATGGAAGAAACATTTGTTAAGTCGGCTGAAAATGTAGTTGAATTATTGGTTAAATATAAACTTGTTAACTTTAAATGATATTTATTAAAAAAATACAACTATGAATATTAAACAACATTTAGACAATTATCTTGGTAAAAACACAAGATACACGGAAAAAAATGCCGGAAATGGATTTACCGAAGTATGTGATTTAGATACTGGTAATTGCTATACAGTTAGAGACAGAGACGGTCTTATTGAAAGAGTTGACAACACAATGAGAACAAATAAAAGAGTCCAAGTTGAAACACCACAAGGTGTTAAACAATTATTAAATGGTTAAAAAAATGGCAATTGATAAAAAAATTATTGAAGAAATTAAAAGACACAATTCTATTAATAAGTATATTGTAGAACAAGATGCCTTGGGTGATTTACCCCCACCACCTGAAGACCCTGCGGCTCCTGTTGACCCTGCAGCGGCTCCTGCGGCAGCACCTGGCGGAGACCCAACATTAGCGGCGGCACCAGCAGTACCTGAAGTCATTGATACGACAACTGATACTGAAGTTGAAAAAATTGATGGTAGTGGTAAGAGTGAAGAAAGTGATAGTAGTTCTGAAGAATTAGATATTACTGATTTAGTTAATTCACAAAAAAATGTAGAAACCAAACAACAAGAATATTTTGATATGATGTTTAAACAAATTGAAGGATTACAAACCAAGTTAAATGCTATGGATGATGTTTTCAATAAGTTAAACTCTATGGAAGAAAAGATTGAACAGTACAGACCAAAAACACCCCAAGAAAAATTAAACTTGAGAAGTCTTGATAGTGGACCATTCAATCAAAAACTTTCTGATTTTTTTGATGACAAACAAGATGATTTGGAAAAATCGGGAAAGAATGAATATGTGTTAACTTCAGATGAGGTTGAAGATATTGTACCTACAGATATTAAAAAATCATTTGATAATTATGGTGCAGAACCAACAGGAACATCCTTTAAAATGTATTGATTTTTAACAACTTTTTACTATATTGAAAGGGTCACGTTGTGGCCCTTTTTTATTTGGCGAAATAATTTGACGAACAGAAAAATAACAACTATAATTTATAAACAAACAATCTAATTAAACAAAAAACATGATGAGTTCACTTGACGCAGTACTTTCACAGTACGAAAAAAACACACAGTCTTTCGGAGACTCTAACCGAATGTCCCAAGAGGAAAGAATGAAAAAGTATTTTGCTTGTATTCTTCCACAAGGGCAATCTCAAGGACAACGTAGAGTACGTATCCTTCCTACACCCGATGGTTCTTCACCTTTCAAAGAGGTTTGGTACCATGAATTACAAGTGGGTGGTAAATGGCAAAAATTCTATGACCCAGGTAAAAATGACAATGAGCGTTCACCTTTGAATGAGGTTCACGATGAGTTGATGTCTACCGGCAAAGAGTCAGACAAAGAATTGGCTAAACAATATAAATCTCGTAAATTTTACATCGTAAAGGTTATTGACCGTGATGCTGAAGACGAGGGTGTAAAGTTTTGGCGTTTCAAACACAATTACAAGAATGATGGTATTCTTGACAAAATCATTCCAATTTGGAGACAGAAAGGTGATGTAACTGATTCACAAAAAGGTAGAGACCTTATTGTACAGTTGGTTAAATCTAAAACTCCTGGTGGAAAAGATTACACAACAATCCAAACTATTATGCATGATGACCCAGCACCTCTTCACGAGACTGCTAATGTTATGGAAGAG